GTTAATATATTCGTAATAAATGAAAGGAATTATTTATGTCAATAAACATTACAGTACAGCAAGTAAAACCTGTGTATAATGATTTACCCAAAGGAATTACTTGGCTGTTTTATGGTCAACCCAAAGTAGGTAAAACTACTGTAACAGCATCCTTTTCTCCCAAAGGAAGAGATGGTGTATTGTTGATAGATACTGACTTTGGTGCTGACTTCGTTGAGTGCAATAGGATAATAGTGGGTATGATAAATCCACCATATCGTCATAGTAAATCTAAAGTACCTATATCAGCTAAAGATTATTCGGTTCTAAATGATGTACAGAAACTTGATTATGAAGTTATTCCACCTGACCTTCGTAATATTTATGTAAGAACAGGAGACCCTGTCCCTGTTTATGCAATGAATGAAGTATTCAGTTGGATAAAAAATCAATTGGAAACAAATAAGTTTCCATATGATACCGTAGTTATTGATACTGTTAATCGTATCAATGAATGGATAGAAGAAATTGTCTGTGCTGAACTAGGAATAAGAGCAATGGGAGAAGCGACATACGGAAATGATTGGGCATTGAGTAAAAAGTATCTTTTAACCATTATTAAATCATTACAAATGCTATTGAGAAAATATGGCAGAAGCTTTGTTATGACCTGCCACGCTAAACCTTCTGTTGTTGTAGATAATAAGATTCAGCAAACACTAGAATTACCTAAAGGAATAACTCAAGGAGTAATATCACAAGCCGACGTTATTGGCTATGTATATATCCCAGCGGGAGCTAAGAAACCCTGTGTTCAATTTGCTGGATATGACGAAAAACAAATGGGTAGTAGAATTAAAGCATTGGCAGGTAAAACCCTGAACTTTGATTTTCAATCTATCCTGAACGAAATAACAAATTATAAAGAAAAGGAGAATTAAAATGAGTGAAGCTACTAACAACTATGATGTTTTAGGTATCAAAGGAAAAAGTAAAGAAATTACAATGGGAGCACAAGTAATTACTATTACTAAAATAGAACCATTCCCATCGGATTTCTACGAAGTCTGTATTAAAGTACATTACATACCAGAAGGTAGCTCATTAGAGTTAAGCCAAATTATTGGTGGTAATTTTAAAAGAGAGAATGGAAAAATTGTTAGTTCTGGTAGTGCATTCACTATTATCAATCTGTTTAATGCCATAGGATTGATAGGATTTGATAGCAGTGGTAATTTAGATGTGCCTGCTATTGAAAACTTTTTCAATAGTCATTCAGATAATCCACTAAAAGTGCTAGGTTATTTGTATCCATACGAAAGCAATGGTAAAACATATACTCGCTTGTACAAAAGAATGTTACCTGCTAATTCAAGTCCAGCATTATTGACAAAGATTTTCAATAGTGATACCTATGTAAAGCAAGGGTCTTCCCCAAAAGCAACTAATGTAAATATTGAAGCTGATTACGAAGTCCCATTTTAATAGGAGGATACAATGATAGCATTTCAAACTGTTGTCATAAACGGCAAGCAGGTTGGTGAAATCGCAAATGGAGTATATATTTCCCATAGAAAATATTCTAAACACTTCTTTAAAAAATACTCTGGCTATGCAATTAGTGAAGCAATTCTAAAGTATTTAGAAGCAATTAATTGCAATATCATCTGTATAATAGATGATGAACTGCATAAAACATTCTTTGCAACGCCAAATGATTTTAAAGAACACGGAAAGGTTATTCCATATTCTATGGGTAAAACAGATAACCAAGTATGTTTAGGTATAAATTACTTTAAAATGAAAAGATGAAATAGAGAGGGATAGATTAATAGTCTATCCCTTTCCTTATTAGAGAAAGGAAATTATGAATGAATATGTTGAACTAGTATTGAATGATGTAACTAATAGAGGGCATTTCATCCCTCTTAATGAAATAAATCGCTTCGTTAGTAATGCAAAAGTAGCATATCGTTCTACCTTTCTATATCAGAGTGATAATATAGAACCAGATTCAGTAGTATCTCCCTCCAGATATATGGGAGACTATAATATTGATACTATTATACTTGATATAGATAAAGGAGAAGATGGTATAGAAGAACTATGTAATCGTGTATTGGCTATTTGCTTATTTCTTCAGGATAAATTAGGTGATTATAACTTTATTCCATTGTTTTCAGGAACAGGATTTCATATTGTATTCTCATCTGAGTATTTTGGTTTTACTCCTAGTCCTGATTTACCTAATATAGTAAGGGCAACTGTATCTAATATGTTTCCCGAAGCCGACGGAAGTGTTTATATCAAGACTGGTATATATAGATTGACTAATACAATTAATCCTAAAACTAACTTGTATAAAATACCAGTAACAATAGGAGAACTATCTAACCCTGAAGGAATATTAGAACTAGCTAAGAGACCCAGAAGAAACTTTGATTGGGAAAGATATAATCTGAAATCAGGAGATAGAAGATTTTCTGATAAAATCATTATACCAATATCCCCGATAATCAGAACTAGTTTTGACCCAATTAAAATTGCTACCTGTATCAATACTATTCTCAATAATCCACCACAAACAGGATGCCGACATATAACAATAATGAGATTAGCGTCCCATTTTCGGAGACACGGATTTCCATTAGAGATATGTATAGCAGGTGTAAAACATTGGTTAGAAAGAGATACATCTGAGCATCAATTTACAGATGAGGAGTTACGTCATATTGTAAGTAATACTTATAATAAAGGATATAGATATGGTTGTAATGATGAAGTCTTACAATCACATTGTTCTCCACAGTGTATCTATTATACTAATCGTGATTATGATTGCGAAGTTCTCGATTATGAACAAATGCACAATCATTACATCACTAGATTAGGAACAGATTACTCGTATAGAACTCTAAATTTAGATGTTCTTCTTAATACCTCTAACGATGCTCGAGTATATCCAGGTGAATTGGTTACTGTATTTGGATTAACAGGAGTGGGAAAGACCGCATTTATGCAGAATGTTTGTGCGGGTTTCGATGTTTATGGACATTATCATCCTGAATGCCAGCTACCTACTTTGTTTATCACAATGGAGATGACCGTAGATAGGATGTATCGTAGGTGGTTACAAATTGTTTTAGATAAAACAAAAGAACAAGTGAATGAAATGTTTCGTACTACGGAGAATGTTCCCCTACCACAAATATCTAATATTCTTTTAAGAGTTCTATCCCCTAGTCTTGAAAAAATAGAAGAAGAAATCAAGAAATATGAGCCACGTTTAGTAGTAGTAGATTATATAGAACTACTTGATGTTGGTTCTAATAACGAACGCTATAAAATCAAGACTATTACCAGACGTCTTAAACAGTTAGCAATTAATATGGATGTAATAATTGTGCAACTATCACAAGTTAGTCGTTCATATTCTCGAGCAGGTATATTGGACTTATACGCTGGAAGAGAATCTGGTAGCATTGAATCAGATTCAGACAAGGTGATTGGTATTTGGGGTAGTCCTGGTATAAAGGAAAAGAAAATAGAGTTTTTCAAGAATCGAGATGGTGAGTATCTAAACGTTCAGTATGTTAAAAGTACTAATTCGTTTCGATTCCTGAAATGTTCTCAAGAAGACTTCGATAATAGTAGAGTAATGTCGTTAAGTAGTTTAGTAATGTAGGAGAAATTGATGGGATACTCTTGTCCTAAATGTGGTGGAAAAGACTTTCGGGTTTCATACACGAGGAAAGTTGTAGAGGGAAAACCAAAACAAAGAATAGCAGTTTGCCAGAACTGTTGTTCTAAGGTGTTACAAGAAATAGAAACAAAATTAATTATAGGAGAAAGTAATGAGCAATTTACCTTCAACCATAAACCTGATTGATGAATATACCAATCTACAAATTGATAGAGATATAGCGTTAAGTGCCACACCCGACGAAGATAGAGCATCAGTAGGAATGGTTTTTGATAATAAAATTCAACAAGTCATCAATCAATTAATGCAAAAAGCAGATAATATTTATTATGTAAAACGGAAAATAGAATCTCAATGTGGTGCTATTGACGGCGAGATAGAGGTTCTTCAGAATGAAATCCAGCGTTTGAAAAAGCGGAAGCAATCTATGGAAAATGCTTGGAAACGAATTGAGGAACGGGCTATTATGTTAATCGAAACAGTAGGGGAAGAAAACTCTAGCGGTAATAAAGTCTTAAGAACTAATGCCGCTAATTACACAGTAGTAAATCGTGATGGAAAACTGGACTTAATTGATGCCAGTAAAGTTCCTGAGGATTGTGTAAAAGTGGAAGTTAGTTATGATAATGCTGAATTGAGAAAACGAGTAATAGCGGCAGGGGGAAAGACGGAATATGGTATCGTTCCCAAAACCAAATCGTTATTGATTAAATGATTTTAGGAATTGACATAGGAAAAAGTGGGGGAGTTAGTGTATTTGAAGACTCTAATTTAATTACCATAATTCCATTTACGGATTATTGGAAAATGAATGATGAGATTATAAAATACAAGGCTAACTCTCCCACAGTTTTCATTGAAGAAGTACACGCTTTCCCTAAACAGGGAGTAGTAAGTATGTTTTCTTTTGGAGAAAACTTTGGATACTGGAAAGGTATGTTGATAGCTCACGGTATTCCATTAGTCTTAGTGCCGCCTAAGATTTGGCAATCATATTACGGTTATTTGCCAAAAGATAAGAAGGAAAGAAAACAGAAGCTATATGATATAGCTAGGGGTTTATTTCCCCAAGTAAACTTTCCAATACAATATGCCGATGCTGTTCTGATTGGATGGTATGGCGTAAATGAAAGGAGAAAAAATGGGTAAACTATCACAATCTACAAGAAAAAGAAGTGCTACTGTTGTCCAGCCTAATCGTAAAGAGGGACAAAAGTATCGCTTTCCTATGCCTGATAAAAAGCACGCAAAACTAGCTTTGCAGATGCTACCGAAGGCTAAAGGTTTATCTTCTGCTGATAAATCAAAAGTTCGGGCTAGGGCTCATAGAATTTTAGGAGACTAAGTAAGTGGAAGAATGCAAGACTAATAGTATAGTAAAAGGTGAAGACGGGTTTGATTACATAGTCTTGCTTGATGAACCTGAGAAGGGAAGAATCTGGGTAAGACCCAAGTATAACTTTTTTAGTAATAAAGTTACTTGCTTACCTAGAGATTCAGTACGACCCGTTACTGAATAACTAATAACAAAAAAAAGGAGATATTATATGGAGGTTAAAAAACCTAATATGTACCACTATAATCCTTATGAGAAATATTGGAATTTCTATTCTGGAATAAACTTTATTGGAGGTGTTGGAATATTAAAGAAGGACAACTCTATCAAATTTATAACATCAGTAGGAACAAATGAATATACTATCGAGATGTTAGAAGAGATTGTCAACTTTATGAAAGAACAAATAAAAGAACAAAAACGAAAAAAGAAAGGAAAAAAATGAGATTTGGAATCTTAGGAAGAAATTGGAATGAGGCAATTAAATATGTTGAAATCACACCAGAAGGGCAAGTACGAACATTTTTCTTTTTAAGTTTTCCTTACCGCACTAGTGCAAATAATTATCAGACTGATATTAAGAAATACTGTGGCGATGTGAGAACAGTATTACCACGTATCTTTCGTGATGATAGGGGAGAAAATGATTTTGTATTTGCCCTAAAATTAGGTGATGGAAAACATATTCAATTACATTGGCAGAATCCCAATCCAATAAAACAAAATCCCAATCCAATTTTATCTGATTGGGGAACACTAAAACAAACGGAGGATAACAATGATGGCAATCCAAATGGCTGAAACTGATACAGACCATCTAGATATAGACCGTATAGTTTTTGAACTTAAATATGTAAAAACTAATATTGAAAGAGTACTGGATTCGATAATCAAATATGATGCAGGAGATATGGAAAAGGCTATGAAGATTGTGGAATATCTAGATAAATCTATCAGGAGTTTGCAAACAATTAATTAATCAGTAAGGGTAAGCCTAACTTTCTGAAGGTTGGGTTTACCCTTATTTTACCTTAGTAAACTTATTTTGTCGAATACCGACCCCCTGAACCCCATTCAGGTGCGCTAATTCGGACTGCGCTACGCTCCGTAGAGAGAAAGAACGGTAATTTAGGTGTTTTGAACGTAAGAAATACCCTAAAAATACCTTAGTAAAATTCACAACAATAATCTAAATAAAGGATTTCTATAATGCAAGAATATGTAGAGAGGTGTGCTATATGTAATGAACCAATTAGTCCCGATGACAAAGCAGTAGAGTATGTGGTTGACATAGAGCATCACTCTGATTACAAAGAGCCAGTGCATTCAAAATGCTTGCATTGGACAGAATAATATCTTATATTGTTTTTGGGTTCTTTGAACTCCTTGTTAAAGTGGTAGGGGTAGTCTTTTCGACTACCCCTTTTTTCGCACGCTATCTTTATAGAGAATAAAAATGTGGCAACATCCAAACGGTTACTATTATTATAGTAAGACATCTTTAGGCACAAAAGA